ACCTGTGTCTCGTCCAGTTTGCTTGAGTCCAATGACTGAGGAGATGATGTGGGTCTTCCAGAACAAGTAAAGCTCGGGTAGAGTGCGGCAGTCGCTCATGAACTGGTCGAACAAGGCGATGTGCGCTTGATCAAGTCCAAACTGCGTCATGAGCTTTAACTCAATTCCCAAGCTATCACCGCGTTGAGTGGAGTCGAAGTTCTCCAAGTCGCTTTCGGTGCTCTCCTGGTCAACCCAATGCTCTCGAGCCCACCTGTCAAAGTCGTCGGCCGTTTTCTCGCAATTGCAGTACAGTTCGGCTGGGAACTTGTGCATGACCTTGCAGCGAAGATAACGCACCATCGGACCGAAGAGTAAAATCACGGCATCATGACAGGTAGCTAAGCTTTGACCAGCCTTGGCGGGTTTGCCCAGAGTTTCGAGTTTGGCCTTCAGCTGAGACTTTACGAAGTGGTCCACGAAGTTGAACTTCCAGAACGGGTCTCCACGCTTCGTGTTGTTGAGCAACGTCTGTTGAGTCTTAGTCGTTAGCTTACGAAACTCAGTCTCAAAAATGCACTGCTCAAACAGCTCGAGGTCAAGCCGCTCAGGGAACTTTGGGAAGTCTAAATAACTGGCCAGGTGGTCGAACAAGATTTGGGCCTTCCAATCAGAGCTGCGTAGATCTTCCAGATTGTCGTCAACTGTGCCGGGAGAGAGTCGCTTCTTTATGGTGACGGGAAAAAGCACCGGATCACTGCCCCTTTGATTCGGGAAAAGCTGCTCTGTTGGCATCCCAGAGGGATTGTGCCTTTCAACAAAGCAACTGGTCATTCCGGCATCAGTCAGGACCTCACGCTGCTCCCTGTAAGTCAACCCATCCAATGCTTGATCTAAGATTCTAGCTGGGTCAGCTCTCGGCAAGTGCGCGCGCTCAATCAATCTAGGCTCAGAACTTTCGAGCGGCTTGTAGGTCGGCTCCATCACATAGGTCTCCTTATTGAGCAAGACCTCAAGTGTCGGTGGAGCTCGATCGGTCCAGCAAGGTTCTGTGGTCGCCTGTCCGTTGGCTCGTGTGACGCTGGACGTGGTCGAAAGCGCCTGCCTCAAGTTCCGGACACGGGTGGTTTTGGCATGCTTGGCCAATCGCTTAGCTGAGGTGTCGGCAAACTTTTTTGGGTCCATATAGACTAGGTTGAAGGCAGCTAGTTGTCTGTTAAAGAGCGCCCTAAAGTCTATTGGTCCAGTGAGGCCCATGACAGCCTTGACGTCAGCACGCGTGTTCAGCAAACTGAGGTAACCTGGTCCATACGACTCAACCAGAATCAGGTGGTGAGTCACTCGTCCCACTGCACTGTAGAAATCCCCGGCTGTTTGTTGCTGCAGCATGGTTGATGTCACCATTATCTGGGCCGTATGATAAGTTGCGCCTTGGGAGCCACCAACATTTCGAGCGTTATTGCCTTGGAAATTTAAATTACCCGTCTCGCCATTCGTAGCCGCGATGTTTGGGTACCTGCTGTCCACTTGCGTGGTGCGAGAGACGCGTCCCTTAACTGGGCTGGTTGTTGGTATTCCATACGCTTTGGCGATGACCTTCGGTGACCTGTGTGTCCAAAAGCAATAGTCGCCCCCCAAACGTGCGAAACAGCGCTCTGCCTCATTAGTGAGCTCGTTCAAACAGCTGTCAGCGTTGGGATTGTTGAAGCGGCTTTGGACCGTGTCACCGAGGAGGATGACGTGCGAGATGCTGGGCTTGAGGATGCAAAACAAGTCAACATAGCCTGGGGGGAACAAGGAGAGTTCGTCAATGATCAGAACTCTGGCCGTTCGGGTAAAGGCCTGCTCAAAAGTGTTCAAGGCGTAGCCACCTCGGTTCAAGCTCAAGTCGTCCGCCCAGTCTTGTCGAATCAGCTGTCGAGGTGCCGACATCAACCATATGCCCTTGCAAGCCTGCCAAGCCCGGTTCTTTTTGAGGTACTCCTTGAGTGGCGCAGACTTACCGCAACCAGCACAACCAGTGATTCCGCGCATACTCACTACTCTTGGGACAAAGTGCTCGTGCACTGC